TATGACACAAATAGTAGAATTAATATTAGACGAAGAAGAAGAGGGCGGAATCTATGCAATTAGCATAGTAGATATGCCTGCAATAGAAAGTAATTTTATAGCCCTTTCAGAAGATAAAAAGACAAAGTATAGTTTAGCCCAAGTTGATAACGAGCAAAGGTTATTGGTTGGGGCTGCATTGATACCTAACAAGCAAATTTTTAGAAAGGATGCAGAGGACAATGAGTTTTATGTTTATTTTTCTAAAGATACGGTTAAAAAGGCGGCTTATAGATTCTTAAAAAGCAATGCACACCATAACCACACCTTACAACATCAAGAAGAAATTGAGGGGCTTTATGTGGCTGAAAGTTGGATAGTTGAATCAGAGCAAGACAAGTCAAGAAAATACGGGTTAAATGTACCAATAGGCACTTGGATGGTTGCGGTTAAAGTAGATAATGAACAAATTTGGAATGAGCAAATAAAAAGCGGTAACGCTAAAGGTTTTAGCATAGAGGCTTATTTTGCAAATAAATTAGGAAGCATTAAACAGAGTGTTGATGACGTTGTAATTGAATCCGCCCAACTTTTAAATAAAATGCTAAATTTGTAGAAACTAAATAACTAAATATGAATATAACCAACGATTTAAAACCATTAGGAATTGATGACGTGGCTAACAGTAGTTGGTTTTACGAAAAGAATTGGTTAATTGTTGGCACAGGTCACAGCATTGAGAAATGGACACCTGAATTAAAACAGGAATATAATATTTGGACTATAAATGCGGCGATTAGCCATACAAAGTACGCAGATATTGCGGCAATTCACGACCAAGTTATCTACTACGACATTAAAAAGTTTATTCAAAACAATTTTGATTATAGATATATCTTAACCCGAACACCAAACATTCAAAAACAGCCTAACACTTGTTACGTTCAGTTAGAATGTGATACAAAATATAGGGATTTGGGGTTAAAACAATACCCACGTTTAAATAGTAGTGCCTTTGCATTTAGGTTTTTAGGTGAACGTTTTAAAAATATCTACTCAATTGGTATTGATGGAGGCAATAAAGTAAGTGAATTAATGCCTGACTTTTACCAAAACCACGAAAACGGGCAGAATTTTGATGCCCATAACGGTTTTATACCTATATTTAAAAAGGAATTTGGATTTAATCATATAAAATTATGAGTGAAAAAGAGCATTTCGGCAGGCCATTTGGCAGCTTTAAAGTTTCAGTTGAGCAAATAAAAGCTGAATGGAACAAGTATATTGACTATTGTTCTAAGTTTAAGGTTGAACACCCAACAGGAAGCGGTAAAGTAGTTGAGGTTAGAAAGCCAAGAGTGCCAACAATAGGTGAGTTCATTGAGCGTTTAGACATTTGCTACTACACTTGGGAGAAATTCACCTTAGAAGAAAGCCACAAAGAGTTTAAAGAAACGGTTAGCAAGATTAACGAGATAATTCAGAACAGAAAAGTGTCTGCATTATTAAACGGTGAAGGCAACACAACAGGTTTAATATTCGATTTAAAGGCTAACTACGGTTGGAAGGATAAACAAACGGTTGAGCATACAGGCGATACAGATAATCAATTAGTGGTTAGGGTTATTGATGGAACTCAAAACAAATAAAGTATTTTGGCATCTTGAAAACTCAAAGAGCAAGTATGTAATTGAGCAAGGTGGCACAAGGTCCGGCAAGACTTATAATATTTTAATTTGGCTAGTTTATTATGCTAATTTACACAAGGGTAAAACCATTACCATTTGTCGTAAATCATTTCCATCATTAAGGGGTTCAGTGTATCGAGATTTTATAGAGATACTTCAAAATGCAGATTTATATGATGAATCTTTGCATAACAAAACAGAAAACATTTACCGATTAAACGGAAACCTTTTTGAATTTATTTCAGTAGACCAAGCCCAAAAAATCAGAGGCCGTAAAAGAAATATACTATTTATAAATGAGGCCAATGAAATAAACTACGAAGAGTTTTTTCAGTTGGATATTAGAACAACCGACAAAGTTATAATTGACTACAACCCATCAGAAGATTTTTGGGTTGAGGATATTAAAAAACAAAATGAGTGCGATTTCTTTATTACTACTTATTTAGACAATCCATTTTTACCTAAAGAATTAATTGAAAAAATTGAAAGGATAAAAGACCAAGATGAAAACTATTGGCGAGTTTACGGTTTAGGGTTAAAAGGATTTATAGAGGGACAAATATTTGCTAATTTTAATGAAGTTGATAAATGGCCTGAATGCAAATGGGCGGCTGCAGGATTAGATTTTGGCTATACGAATGACCCAACCGCTTTAATTAAATTTGGAATGTTTGAGGGTGAAATATATCTTCAAGAATTATTATACCAAACAGGTTTAACAAATCAAGAAATAGGCAACTATTTAAAAAGTTTTAACATTGATAGGCGGATGGAAATAATTTGCGATTCAGCCGAGCCAAAGAGTATTCAAGAAATCTATTTAATGGGTTTTAACGCTAAAGGAGTTATAAAAGGTGCTGACAGTATCAAGAATGGAATTGATATCTTAAAACGTCACAAAATAAACATAGTTAAAGGCTCACCAAATATTATTAAAGAGTTTAGGAATTACAAATGGCAAAAGGATAAAAACGGTAATATGATAAACAAACCGATTGACTTTTACAACCATGCTTGCGATGCAATTAGATATGTAGCATTAACTAAATTACAAATTGAAAACAAAGGTAAATATATTATAGGATGAGAATACTAACAGCAGCAACAATGAAAGGGGCGATAAATTACCACAGGTTAATTAGCCCGCATATTATGTTAAAGGCGGCTTACCCCGACACCGAAATTTTAACCACCGTAAGTCAATCTTCAATTTTAAACACTGATTTAAATAAAATTGATATGATAATTTTTACAAGGTTTATTGCCTTTAAAGAAATTGAAAGAATAACAGATTGGTTGAGAAAAAAAGCACATGTAAAATTAGTGTTAGATATTGATGACTATTGGAAGTTAGACGACCATCATATTTTAAGCCATTTATACAATAAAGACTTTGAAGAACAAACAATAAAAACTTTTAGATGTGTTGACCATATAATTACCACCAATAAAAGGTTGGCTAAAATGATTAAACCTTATAATAAAAGAGTTACGGTAATACCCAACATAATTAACACCGATGAAATGCAATGGAAGCCATCGCCAAAAAGAAAAGGCAAGGTTAAAATATCTTTCTTTGGAGGTGAAACACATTTTGAGGATTTGAAATTTAGCAAGGTAGATTACAGCAAACTAAATGCGGTGGCCTATGTTGAAAAATACAAAGAATTAGGCTTTCAAATTGAGCAACCAAAAGACGAATGGACATACGGCACTTTATTTGATGACACCGACATTTCAATTGCTCCTTTATTACCCACAAAGTTTAACAGTTGCAAATCAAATTTAAAAGTAGTTGAGGCGGGTGTAAAGGGCAAGTTAATTTGCACCACCAAAACACCACCATATTTAGATTTTCAAAGCGAAAACATTATTTACTTTGAGCCAAATGAAGATTGGACAGATAAATTAACATTACTTTTAAAAGACCGAGCAAGCGTTGAGCAAATTTCTAAACGATTGCAAGAGGAAATTTTAGACCATTACAACCCACATAGATGGACAAAATTCAGAATGGATTTGTATAAATCAATTTTATAACATTTTGTAAAATACAATTTGTTATATTTGTATTGTGAATTTTTAAAATTCATTATGATTTTTTGTAATATTAAAAGCTCAAAGGCGTCCCTCCTTTGGGCTTTTTTGTTTCTAAATGCAACACAAGCCCATTTATTTAGTTATTAGGTTAAGCAATAATTAAAAAATGGCAGAAAAAAATATCAAAGAAACTATTGGTGAGTACCTTTTAAAATTAGGACATCAATTAACCAATACAGATGAAAACGGCCTTAAACCTGAAGAAGCCGCACTAGTTCACGAAGTAAAATTCATGGTTGAATCAATGCTTGAAGATGGTGTTACTAACATCGCTTCACCTGCCGATGAATGGGCAGCAGGCGTTGAAGTATTTATTATGGCAGATGGCGAGCAAATGCCGTTACCTGTTGGTGAATACGTTTTGGCAGATGGTTCAATGTTGGTTGTAGAAAATGACGGAATCGTTGCAAACTACACACCTGCAAATGTTGAAGAAGAAAGCACAAATGTTGAGCAAGATGCAAACGCAGTAGCAGAAGCAGCCCCAACACAAAGCCCACAAGCAAAAGCAATCATTGAAAGCGTGGTTAAAGAAACCAAGTTTGAAGCTGAAAAAGAAATTGAATCATTAAAGGCTGAATTATCAACTTTAAAAGGTTTGATTGATGAGAAATTTTCAGCCGTTGCAGGTTCAGTAGATGTAATTACAAATGAGTTGGTAGAATTATCTAAACCAATGGACAAGGTAAAACACAGCCCTGAAAAAAACACAGTGAAACAAATAACAAAAGACGATTTATTAAAAATGTCTTTAAGTCAAAGAATAGAATATTTTAAAAATAAATTAAATTAATTAAAAAAATGGCAACAGAAACAACTTTATCAGGTAATTTTGTAGGCACAAAAGCCGCAGGTTATTTTTACCCTGCAATATTGCAAGGTAACACAATTAACGATAATGTAATTACTATACATGAAAACGTTGATTATAAATTAAACATTAGAAATTTAGGTTTAGGCACGACAGGATTTTTATCAGTGGCTTCGTGCGATTTTACACCAACAGGCGATGTATCTTTAAGCGATGTAGTATTAGAGCCCACCGACCTGCAAGTAAACATCCAACTTTGTAAAAAAGATTTTCGCAGTCAATGGGAGAAATTAGAAATGAGAGGTGCATTGTTAAACCAAGAGTTACCTTCTTCTTTCCAAGAATTTTTCATTCAAAAGAACTTAGAATTAATTGCTAAAGATTTTGAGGTAGCAGTTTGGCAGGGTGGATCATTTGGCGGATTTGAAGCTAAATTAGCGGCTAACGGAGATGTAATTGATGTTACAGGTACTACTCTAACTGCAGCTAATATATTAGCTGAAATAGGAAAAGTTTATGCAGCTATTCCTGATGCGTTATACAGTGCAGATGATATTAAAATATATGTGCCAATCTCAGCAGCTAAATTATATCAACAAGCAACAGCCGCAGTTGGTGCAGGCTATTCAGGAGGAACAGGTGCAGGTTACAGAGGTGAATCTTATGTAGGAGAAAAACCATTTGATTACTTAGGTATTCCAATTGTAATAGCAAACGGAATGAGTGCTAATAAAATGGTTGCTGCAAGAAAATCAGATTTACATTTTGGTACAAACATAATGACTGATATGTCAGAAATTAGAGTTGTGGACATGGCTGCAACTGACGGCTCAGATAATGTGAGATTTGTAGCAAGAATGACAGGTGGCACGCAATTAACCAACGGGAGCAATATAGTATATTATTCATAATTAAAAGAAATTCAAAATGGCTTGTGATTTAACATCAGGGCGTTTGTGGGAATGTAAAGAGCAAGTAGGCGGTATCAAAACCGTTTACTTTGCTGACTTTGGCGACCTTACAGGATTGACCGTTTCAAACGGGGCAATTTCAACAGGGCTAACAGGCAAAACTCTTTACAGATACGAACTACCCGACTATACAGGAAACTTAACCGAAACATTAACAGCATCTGCTGAAAGCGGTACTCTATTTTATGAGCAAGCCCTTGAAATTACTTTACATAAATTAAGGGCAGCCGACAGCGATGAAATTAAGTTATTGGCAAAAGGTAGACCTCATTGCATTGTAGTTGATAACAACGATAACAAATTACTTTTAGGCTTTCAAAAAGGCTTAAATGTAACAACCGTTGCAGGTCAAACAGGAACAGCGGCAGGTGATTTAAGCGGGTACGTTCTTAGCTTTACAGCGAGTGAAGTACAAGCAGCCCCATTTGTTACAGATGACATTTCAAACGCTACAGTAGTAACTTCGTAATTCTCTCTTTCATATTTAGTTTTAGTTTTGAGGGGCTGCAATTTGTAGCCCCTTTTTTTTATTATATTTTAATAAACGATTAAATATTTTAATTATAGCTACAATAGATTCAACCCTGAGTATTTCATTTAAACCAAAGTCAGTATAAAGTTATTGGTTCTATTGATTTTAGCTATAATTTTTAAACTATACAAATTTAGTAAAATCATTAAATAACAACAACAAAGGATATTAATCGTTATTAGGTTAGCATGATATACATAGGTACTACAACAGCTTACATATTTATTAACTTATACGAACGTGGTGAAAGTTTAACAAGCACTACTACTTATGATTTAATATTTACAAATCAAGCCACCAAAAAAGAAACTACTATTTCTGCTCAAGCCACAGCGATAACAGAAAGATATTTTCAGTTTTTTTTAAATGATGGGTTAGCGGGTGAGCCTGACGGGTTTTATGAGTTAAATATTTACAGCGGTTCAGATTTAATTTACAATGAACTTTGTTTTGTAAACGATAAAACAGACGTTACCTATAATGCTAATTCAATTACAACAATATACAACGTAAATGAGCCGAGTTAAAAGAACACAACCTACAAATAAATACGAATTTTCAATTGTAAACTTACAAGAGGATAACGAGCCTTTAGCAAGTATTCAAAGAAATAAAGAATGGGTTGGCTATGGCACAGACCAAAGACTACCAACGGGGTACTTTAACTACATTAATTACCTATACAAAAACTCAAGCCTTAACTATGCGTTAATTTCAGGTATTGCAGACCGTATTTATGGTCAGGGCTTATTTACTCATTCAAGAGATAAAATAGGTTTAGCCAAATTTAAGGCGGTATTCAATAAAGAAGAACAAAAGAAATTTATTTTAGACGTTTATGAGCAGGGTAACGGGGCTTTACAACTAACCACCGATAGAGCAGGAAGAATTACAGAGGTTGAACATATGCCAATTAACACTTTATTACCAAATAAAGCTGATGAAGATGGCTTAATACCTTCTTATTGGTATTCTGCCAATTGGGATGACCACCGTAAACAAGAATTTAAACCTATTGAGATAGAGTCTTGGAATCCTGACAAGCCAAAGGCGGGTAACTTTATCTATTATTATAGAAACTATGCACCTGACAGCTTTTATTTTGGCACACCTACATGGTTAGGCGGCGTTAAATGGGCTGAAATGGATATTGAGTTGGCTAACTACCATCTAAGTAATATTAAAAGCGGATTTAGTGGGGCAACTATTGTGCAATTCAATAACGGAATACCTGACCCACATGAAAGAATGCAAATTGAAAAACTTTTTAAAGACAAGTTTACAGGAACACATGGCGAAAAGATTGTGTTTATGTACAACGATTCTAAAGAAAGAAGTGCAGAAATATACAATGCCGAATTGCCTGATGCTGACAAGCAATATGAGCAAATGGCAACCCAAATAAGGGATAATATTTTAGTGGCTCACAAGGTTACAAGCCCAATGTTATTGGGTATAAGACAAGCAACAGGGTTAGGTAATAATGCAGATGAAATTAGAACGGCAAATGAGTTGTTTCAAAATACGGTTATCAAACCTATTCAAAACGATTTGATTGATTTCTACGACCCTATTTTGCAATACATGGAATTATCAAGCGCATTGTATTATATGCCGTTTAAACCCGTTCAAGATGCGCCTGAAGTGCAAATGAAAGAGGTGAGAATGTCAGCCGAGCCAACACCATTTAAAATACTAACAGAAGAAGAAAGCGAGTGGTTAAATGCAGAGTTAGATAATTTAGGGGAAAGCGAAGATGACTTATTAAATGATGGGTTTATTTGTGTTGAAGAAGAAGATTGCGATGGAGATGATGAATTAAGTATAAAAATGAGCCAAGTTAATTTACAATCAGCTTGGGGAGTAACACCTAACAACCCTTCAAAATACGATGTAGAAAATAAAGATAAAACAGGGATGTGGTTAGTTAGGTATCAATATTCTTTAGCTAAACAATTAGAAAGAAAAGGCGAGCCTGATTTAATAGATACATCAAGAAACTTTTGCATAACTCAAATTGATAACGCTAAAAATGGCAATCGAGTTTATAAAAGAGAATTAATAGAAAATCTATCAAATCCAGATTTTGGTAGTTATAATTTATTTTGGTACAAGGGTAGTTATAATTGTAGGCACGTTTGGAAGCGAAAATTATTTTTTAAAAGTTATGATGAGCCAAAGGCAAGACCCGTTGGTAATGTGCCATACGTGGCAAATAGGGTAAACGATACAAGAGCAACAACCAAAAATAGACCCGTAAAAAGATGAGTATAACGCAAAATATGTTTATTAGTTTGGGGTTCTTAAAAGAAACTACCCCATTAAATGATAATGTAGACGATGCTAAAATTAGGAGTGTACTTTTAGCAACTCAAAGAATGTACATTGAACCAATTTTGGGCAGTGATTTATACAACAAAATTTCAAGTGATATTGCAGGAAGTTCATTAACGGGTAATTATAAAACATTAACCGACACTTGGATTGCGCCTTGTTTGGCGTGGTACACTTACAGCGAATTAATACCTGATGTTGGGGTACAAGTTGCAAGGGGTGGTGTTTATAGAAGTAATGCAGAAAACAGCCAAACGGCAAGCATATCAGAATTAAATTACTACCAACAAAAACAAAGGGATAGGGGCGAACATTTTGCAGACCGTTTAACAGAATACCTTTGTAGTAATTCAAGTTTGTTTCCTGAATATTCAACCAATAGCGATGAAGATTTAAGGCCGATTAAAAGCAAAGCATTTCACGGAATTAGTTTAGATTATACAACACCAAACGCATATGAAAAAAGAACAGGACAAAGATATTAAGAGGGATAGAAGCCCAAGCAAGGAAAACATCAAGAAATTACAAGAATATATTTTAAACAAAATAAAAAAAGAAAACAGCAAGATTTAGAATAATGGCAGCAGATTTAGTAGACACTTTAATTAATACAGGAGGCGGTGCAGGTGGGGGCGGTCTATTTGGGTTTTTAGTTGCTAAATATTTAGGCAATAAAAGCGATAAGGAGATTGAAGATATTAAAAAGGAGTTGCAAAATAATAAAGATGCTGACTCAATTAGAGATACTGCTATTCAGTTGCTTAAATTAGAGGTTGAAAATAGTAAACAACTAAGCGGTAAATTAGAATCTCAATTGAGCAAGATGGAAGAAAAGTTTGAAAAGAAATTAGATGCTATATTTGACAGATTAAATCAAGGCAGATAATGGAAATTAAAATAACAGGTGATTCAGACGAATTTAACGAGCAAGGCAATTTTGATAAAGAGATTATTTTGAGTAATGATTCCTTAGCTAATTTATCTTATGTTGAATTATACATTGATGATAAAGTAGTGGCTTTAGATTTAACCCAATTGTATGTTGGCGTTAAAGCCTTTTACGAGCAGTATATTTTAGTTGAAAATAGAGAAGTTAGAATTTCACAAATAAATAATTGATGGATTACTTTGAATTACATGAGTTAGTTGATAAACCTACTTGGGAAAGGTTAGGTGAAAAATCAATTTGGATGCTAAATGAAAAGGCCGTTAATGGGTTAATCGCTTTGCGTGTAGCTTTAGACAAGCCTATTACGGTTAATAATTACTTTTGGGGTGGTAATCTATCTAATAGAGGTTATCGTTCAATATACAGCACCGTAGGCGGTAAATTTAGCCAACATAGAGTTGGTAACGCTTTTGATATTAATGTAAAAGGGATGACGCCTGACCAAGTTTATGACTACATTTTAGACAATTACAAGGCTTTTGGAATTACAACCATTGAGCATAAGAGTTTCACACAGACTTGGACTCATATAGATTTCAGGAAAACAAATGAAAAAACAATTAAAATAGTAAAACCATGAGTAAATTAAAAAAGTTTTTCAATAGCAAAGCAGGGGGTTATGTTAAATCAGTAGGCTTAGGCTTACTAAAGGGTGTTACTGGCCCTGTTGGCGGTGCAATAGGTGGCGCATTTGATGGCATAAAAGGAGAGATACTTAACAATGTAGAAAGCAAAACAGGCGGTGAAGGTCAAATTGATTGGGTTAGGCTTTTAAGTTTTATTGGCGGTGCTATTGGTTTTGCATATTTGGCTTATGCTTTGTTTACAGGCTTAATTACTTTTGATGACTTTATTAAAATGTTAGAAAACGTTTTAGAGGTTATTGAATAACGAACTTTTCGTAACGAACTTTTCGTTTCGTAATTTACGGAATTATTAAATAAACAAATATGCCTCTAAGTGATTTTATGAAATATAAAACAGATTTTTTAGCAAGACATCAGATTGATAGACTTTTGCGAATACAGGCTACAATATGTACTAATTTAGGCATAGATAGCAGCAAGCAAGAAAAGAAAGAAGCCGACAAAAAGATTGCAATTTTAGACAGAATGATTAGGAAAATAGATAGGACTTTTTTTCCTTCATTAGAAAGCACAAAATAAATTTCCGTAAATAACGGAACGTAAACAACGGAATTAATGAGGCATGAAATTATTACCCACGCTCCAAATGTTCACGAGGCTCAATACTTTTTTGAGGCAGGAGAGTTAAACCGAAAGGTTAGAATCGCAATGTTATCAGATATACATTGGGATAATCCAAAATGCGATTGGGAATTACTTAAAAAAGATTTAGAATACTGCAAAGCCAATAATATCCGCATACATATTAATGGGGATTTCTTCTGCATGATGCAAGGGCGAGGTGATTTTAGGGGCAACAAAGCCGATATAAGACCCGAGCACAACACAGCTACTTATTTACAAAGCGTTGTTAATACAGCCGTTGAATGGTGGAAACCTTACGCACATCTAATTGATGTAATTGGTTATGGAAACCACGAAACAGGAATAATTAAGCACAAAGAATATGACCCTTTGCAAGGATTTATCGACTTATTAAACCACGAAGCCAAATCAAATGTAAAGAAAGGTGGTTACGGAGGTTGGTATATTATCAGAATGCAGGCGGGAGTATCAAGAAGCAAGGCTTGTTCATTTAAAATTAAATACTTTCATGGCTCAGGTGGTGGTGGTGTTGTTACAAGAGGCGAAATAAACCTTTCAAGAGCTTTAATGGCGTTTGAAGGTATGGACTGCTTTACAATGGGACACGTTCACGAAAACAAAGAAACTTGGGTTGCAAGAGATGTTATTAACAACCTCAATAAAGTAAGCCATAAACCTATTCTATTAATGAATACAGGTACATATAAAGAGGAATATGGCGATGGTTCAAAAGGTTGGCACGTTGAAAGGGGCGCACCTCCTAAACCTGTTGGTGGCCGGATTTTAGAATTAAATCTAACATTAAAACATGCTGGAGATTGTTTTATAAATTCAAAAAGTTACAGATTTTAATTATATTTGTTCAGGTAATAGGTTTTTTCATAGTAGTTTTAGTTTAGGATTAAGGGGGTTTTTGCCCCCTTTTTTTGTTTTCAATAAAAATATTTGTTAAAAAGTTTGGTAGTTATCAACAAAAGAATTAATATTGTTGAGAATTAAAACTAAAACAAAATGAAACTACCAACAATTAAAGACCTTAATCAAGGCAAATGGGATAACCATTTTACTTTCTCAATTAAAAACTTAGGCAGCTTTGAATTTGATTATGAAGCCACCGAGCCAACATTTAAAGTAGATGATGTTAATTATCATACGGTTGTAAGGCAGGGAGATTTTAATTTAAACAGCCTTGTTTTTTACTTTGATGATAATTCAGAGCCAATAGCTGACAATGACATTAAAGATTCATCAATTTATGAATTGTTAATGACCAAATTTTCAGAATACAATGTAATACACGATGAAACTCACAATTTTTATATTAACTTTTAAAACTAAACAAAATGACTACTAAACAACTAAATGATGCTATTGCATTACATGAAGCCTTTGGTTACACCTTAGAGGCTATTAAAAACCTTAAACTTCAATTTGTAAGAAACGAAGCCTACATAGATGACTTCGAGGATATAAATCCTATAAACTGCGATTCTAAAAAAATAAAGAATCGAGAAATAAAAGAGAGAATTAAAATGCTAACAGAGGACTACAACGAAAAAGTAAAACAACTAAACACTATTTAAAATGAGCAAAGAATTAAAACCCGTTTCAATCACAGTATTGAACAAATCAGAAAAGCAAATACTAAACAAAGAGCAGTTAAATTTTCTACTTGGGAAAACACCACCTGCTCACATTTACACAAGACCCGCAAAAGGTGGAGGCCAATGGAAATTTGTTACAGGCGTTTATGTTAAGAAAGTATTAAATTCAATCTTCGGTTGGGATTGGGATTTTGAAATAGTTTCTTTTGATGTAAACATGGCAGCTAAACAAGCCATTGTTCATGGTAAATTAACTTGCAGGGCAAACGGTGCTACCGTTGTTAAACATCAATTCGGTAGAGCCGACATAAAGATAAGAAAAGCGGATGGCGCACCCTTAGATTTAGGTAATGATTTAAAGGCAGCAAGCACCGATGCCTTGAAAAAATGTGCAAGTGAATTGGGTATTGCATCAGATGTTTATGGTGAATCAGAATTTAAAAGTATTACCGTTACAGACGAACAAACCACAAACGAATCTTTACTTAAAGAATTAAGCCAATTGTTAATTATTAAAAAGGCTTATTTATCTGATGAAGATTTAAAGCGCATTGAGGAGATAATTATTGAAGAGGAGGCCACAAGCTACCAAAAAGCAATTCAAACCCTTAAATCACTTTAAAATGAGCAGAGTTGGAAATTTTACAAGCAGTCAGGTTTATAGGCTTTGTACTTTTGGTAGGTCTAAAGATTCAATCGGTGCGCCTTTTTATACTTATGTTCAGGAAAAGTTAAGAGAGCATAGAACAGGCCGACCAATAGGAAAGGACACAAACGCCAAAAGTACAAATTGGGGTAATTTTATGGAACAGTGGGTATTTGAGGAAAAAATGGGCTTAAAATATAGCTTAGTTTCAAAGAAGCGATATAAACACGAAACTTTATTGTTTAGTGGTATGCCCGATATAATTACAAGCGATACAGTAGGCGACATTAAAAACCCTTATACGGTCAATTCATTCTGCGATTTAGTTGATAGCATGGAATCAATTCAATTATTAAAAAAGAATAACCCTAATTACTATTGGCAATTAGTTGCAAACTCAATTCTAACAGGTTTACCAAACGCTTTATTATTGGTACACATACCGTACAAGGATGAACTAACTAAAATTAGAGAGGCCGCAGACAATTACAACGGCAATCAAAATCAAATAGCCTTTTTAAATTGGGCAGAAGATTCTGAATTACCGTACATTGAAAGGGGCAAATATTACCAAGACATCAACGAGTTTACATTTGAAGTTCCACAAGAGGACAAAGACTTTTTGATTGAAAGATTAACAGAGGCGACTAAATTATTAACTAAACAAATTGAAGAAGATGACATTAGAAGAAATTGATTTAATAATTGAGGGTAAAATAAACATCATTGATAAATACAGGCTTGAGTTAAACAACTTAAAGCAAAAGAGAAAAGAGATTATTGATTTGATGAATACCGATATTAAGCCAAGTAGATTAAACCTAACAGACTTAAAAAAATTCATAGATGACTTTGTTGGTTTTGATATTGCCGACAAGAAAAAAACAATGTATTATACTTGGGCAAGAATGGTTTATTGTAAAATTGCAAAAGACAACAGCCATTATTCACTTAGAGAAATTGGAGAGGCTTTAGGAGGCCGAAACCATGCAACGGTAATTCATAACATTTCACAATTCAACGACAATTACAAATTTGACCCTGAATTTAAAAAAGAAGCAAATAAAATTATTAACCATTTTAATAAATATTTTAATGACAAGTAACTATTCACCCCAAAACGATTTCCCAAATAATGAAGATTGGGATTACATTTTCAAATTAATGATATTGATTGCGCTTTTAATTACAGCTTTAGCAGTTGCATTAATTGTTTTAACACCTGAAATTTTTAACTACCTAATAAATTTATAAAATGAAAAACGAAAACTACACAGTTCAAGAGTCGTATGTAATTAATTCAATTTACAAACAGCCAAATATTAAACAAGCTGATTTAGCTGAACATTGTTTAATTTCACCAAGAATATTGAGAAGCGTTATTAACGGCATTAGAAAAAAAGGTTGGATAACAGAATTTAATACACCTTTTTGGTTGGTTGGTGATAACAATGGATATTCTTTAGAGCCAAAAAACAGCCCAAGATTAAACGAATGGGCTAAAAGATTCGGAAGCCAAGCCAAAGACATGAATACTATTTTGGAGGTATTTAATAGAACAGACTTATTTACTCAAATTGATTAATTATGACTTTAGAACAAAAAGCGGATGCGATGGAGGCTGCCTGCCGATACGTTAATAAAAGCCTGCCAAAATTTAAATTTAAAAATGGTTTTGAAAATGATAATTTTTCTTATCATAAATACAAGCTAACCCAAAAAATTATCGAAAAGTGCAAAGAAGCAAGCCTAAAATTTGAAGTAAACGAAAAATCACTTTTAAAAATTTTAGACCACGATTGGTTAGTTTTTGAAATTGATGAAAACTATGAAGAAAATTCATTTAGAGAAGAAGCTCAAAACATTTTAAAACTTGTTAAAAAAATGTACAATCAAACGGAGTTTAAAATTAGGGCGATTACGATTGACGACATAACAAGCCGAATGAGCATTACTCGAAACAAAGTAAGATTAACAATTCGGTTTTCAGATGAACTAAAGACTTTTTTGAGGGAAGTAAATAAAACCCGTATAATTGACCGTAAACCCGTTTATGATAATTATATCAACTTTAAAAAGTTATACGAGCAGAACGAAGATAAAGAGTATGTAAAATCAAATATGGGGTTTTCAGATAGACAATTTTATTATTACAGAAGTTTAACAAAAAAAATCAGTAAACAATTAAATAAATAGATATGGCAAGTTTAAATTCAGTGTACATTAAATTAGACACTTTAAAACAAATTACCTACACCTTAGAGGTTAAAGGCCTAAACGGTGTTGAATTAACCATTGCGGTTAATGATGAGGTAAACAACTACAACCAAAATGTTTCAGCATTTGTTGCCCAAACCAAAGAACAAAAAGAAGCCAAAACCAAAAAGTTTTACATTGGAAATGGTAGAACAGTTTGGACGGATGGCAAAATTCAGGCGTTTGAATACAAAAAAGATTCAGGTCAAGAAAAAAAAGCCAAAAGCGATAAACAAGCGGATGAAACAGACTTGCCGTTTTAAATAAAGTTGTATATTTGACAAAATGAAATACACCACATTCACAAAATATTTATTAAATCCCTCTATGATTCAAAGGCTTGTGGTGAGCCGCAAAGTTTCATAGGGGGTTTTTTATTTTATAAGTATGAACATTTTAGAAAAAGCAGACGCAATAGTCAATCACAGAAATGAAGAAAAGGAGCGGCAATATGGGCCTTTTAAAGAATCAATGAAAAAAACAGCTGAAATTGCTTCGATTCTTTGTAGTAAAGAAATTACTACTGAAGATGTGTATAAAATTTTAATTTCATTAAAAGCCTCAAGATTAAGCTACTCACATAAAGAAGACACTCTGTTAGATTTAGTAGCATATGTTGGAGCCTTAAATAATTACTACAATGAATAATACTTTTGAAAAAACATATAAAGATATTTTAAAAAAAGTGCTATTAGAAGGCATTGAATCTCAAAATAGGACCGGAGAAAATACAATAAAATTATTTGCTCAAGCTTTAAATATTAACTTGAGTGAAGGTTTCCCAATAGTCACAGGGAAAAAAATTTTTTTTGATAAAGCCTTAGCCGAATTTTTATGGATTTATAATGGTTTAACTGATATAAAGTTTTTAAACAATAATAATATTTTTTGGTGGGATAAATATGCGGTTGACGGAATAGTTAATAAAAGTTATGGGTACCAATTACGCTCTTATGGCGGCTGCTTTGACCAAATAGATTATGTTATTAGTGAAATTAAAAAAGGTTCTCGTCGAGCAGTAGTCTCATTTTGGAATCCTTTGGATTTGGATGTCCAAAATTTGCCTTGCTGTTATATTGACGCAGTTTTTTTTAGAGAAAACAATAGACTAAATTGTAGCATCACATTTAGGAGCTCCGATTTATTTTTAGGGTTGCCTTATGATATTATTTTTGGGGCTTTATTATTAAATGAAATTTGCAAAAAAACCTATTTAGAGCCTTTTAAGTTAGCTGTAAATTTAGTAGACGCTCATATTTATAAAGCTCACAAATTAGCTGTTAAAAAGTATTTAAAAGCCGAAATATTTGAGCTGCCTAAATTAAATTACTCAAAAAAATATTACTTGGAAAATTATATTTGTGGCCCATATATAAAAGCAACTTTATTTTAAAATGTTTTATGTTTATTTAATAAAAAACATTAAAGTAGGATGTACAAGTAATATTTACAATAGGGTAATTAAACAACAGGGCCAAAATAAATATAAAATTTTGTTTAAAACTACCGACATTCACGAAGCATCAAAAAAAGAAATATATTACCAAAAAAAATATAATTTTAAACTAGATAACCAAAAATTTAATCAAATGATACATATAACAAATTACACAATTACGTTTAAAAAATCAAATAAAAATAATTTTATACTAGAAAGTATACCTAATATAATGGAAATTGGGGATGAGGTATATTCTATAAATAATAATTTAAAAACTTGGATTTTAAATAATAATTATAAAAGCCAATTTAGCGAGGAAAGATTTATTTATAAAGATGCGTTTTTAAAAGAATATAATATTTTAAATAGTAGCTATAATTTAGATTTCAATAAAATTAGAAGATGGGCTAAAGAAAAAGGGATTATAGAGAAAGGTGACGTAAAAACCCAATTTTTAAAATTAAATGAAGAAGTAGGGGAATTAGCCCAAGCAATATTAAAAAAAGATAAGGCAGAATTTATCGACGCTATTGGCGATATTGTAGTCGTATTAACAAATTTAAGTGAATTGGGCAATAAGTTTTTTGGATTAGAAGAAAAAAATATCTGTATAGAGGATTGCATTGAGGCTGCCTATAATGTTATAAAAGATAGACAAGGGATAATGTATAATGGCACATTTGAAAAAAAAATATAGAAATGGCTAAAGAATTACCATACTTTCAATTTGAGCCTGCCGAATATTTAACCAAAGATGTTTCATTTTGCAGTTTAGCAGCACAGGGTTTATTTATTAATCTTTGTGCCTATTATTGGCAGCGTGAATGCTCACTTACTAAAGACCAAATTTTAAGAAGGCTTAACTATCCAAAAGAGTTAAATGAATTGATTACAGAGGGTATAATTGATTTAGAAGGTGAAAATATCATAATAAAGTTTCTTGATGTTCAATATGATAATGCAACTACCAAAAGCCGCGTAAATAGCGAGAATGGTGCTAAAGGTGGTAGACCAAAAAAACCGAAACAAAACCCAAAAGAAACCGAAACGAAAGCGAATCAAAAGCCAATTGAAAGCGAATCAAAAGGCATAAGAGAAGAGAAGATAAAAGAATATAATATAATAGAAGAAGAAATAATAAAACCTAAAGAGATAGTTTTTCCTTTTCAATCAAAAAATTTTATTCATCAGTGGCAAGTTTGGAAGCAATACAAAAAAGAACAACATAAATTTACTTACAAATCAGAAGCAAGTGAGCAGGCTGCACTAACCCAACTTCAAAAAATGGCAACAAATCAAGAAAGAAAGGCGGTTGAAATAATTCACCATACTATGGCAAATGGTTGGAAAGGATTTGTTGAGCCTAAAACAGACCCAAGAAAAGAAACACAAGAGGCTTTTAAATCCGTAAAAGATAAAATTAACTTTGATTTTAGTGATGGCAAATTAAGTTTTGAAAGATGAAAAAAATATTTTTTATAAAATAGTTGTATATATAAAATATATATTTATATTTGTGTAACAAAACAAAAGGATATGAAAATTCAAGGTAAAGATTTGCAAGTAAACCAAACAATGAAATTTGGTAATGTTTGGGTTAAAATTGAAAAATTAGTTGAATCAACTTTTAAAAACGGAAACCCAAAAATAGAAATATTTGGAACTCAATTAAAAGGCTTTGTTAAAAGAGATGGCAGAAAAATTCAAACACCTTCAATTAAATTTGAAACAGAAATTAAGCCACAAACTAAAATAGAGGTAAGATGAAAAAGAAACTAATTACACTTCCTAAAGACTTGTTTGAGCAAATTGAAAAATTAGCTTTTAAAAACGACAGAAGCGTAAATAAACAAATTAATTATTTGCTTAAAATAGCTTTAGATAAAAAATAGAATGAAAACAATAAAAGAAGAAACACCTCAATTTATAAACAACCTTTTGTTAGAGCTGATTCACTATTACATGAAGTCAATAGGCCAATCAATTAACAAGGATGAGCAAATGGTGAACATAACTTTAACCGAGTTATCAAAATACATTTTTAAACATCATTTAAGCTACACTATGCAAGAAATCAGAGAAGCTTTTAGTTATGGTAGAGATAACGACCAAACACAAGGAGGGGCTATTTATGCCCAAAGAATGATTTTTTGGCTTAAAAATTATCATCAAGATATTTGGCTAAAAAAAAATAAAA